AGTTAAAGTAACTTACACATTCATCGGAGCAAACGGTGATGCAATTAAAGCAACAGTAGTTGGCGAAGCAATGGACTCAGGCGATAAGGCAACAGCCAAAGCCATGTCAGTTGCTTTCCGTACTGCACTACTTCAATCGCTATCACTTCCAACCGATGAGGCAGACCCCGACGCAACATCTTATGAACGCTCAAGTTCTGATGATGTCTTAGCGCCTCAAGCAATTCTGACAAAGATTCATCAATCAACCACGATTGAATCTTTATCTGAAATCGGTCAGTACATAACTACGAACAAGGACTCTTACCCAGTTGGACTTCTTGACCAATTCCGTGCCAAGTTCAAAGAGCAACAAACCAAATTGAACCCACCAAAATTGGAAGAGGAAATCGAAGATGTCACTAGCGTCGAACCAGCCCGAGTTACCGTATAGCGGTAATTCAGGACACAGCGGTTCAGAGACCTCAAAGAATCGAGCACTAAACGCAGACAGGTCAGGCAAGACCGCTTTGCGTCAAGCCCAAGCCTTGACCTTGCTATCTCGAGAAAAGATGGCAGGGCTAACTTGGAAAGAATTTTCTGAGATAACTGGACTTCACCATGGCACCGCTTCAGGTGTATTGTCCGTGCTTCATAAAGTTGGACGAATTGCTCGACTCAAAGAGACACGCAATGGTTGTAAAGTTTATGTAGATATTGCTTGTATTCAAGGTCGAGTAATTGAAAGACAGGGACGCAAAAAATGTTGTCCGCATTGTGGAGGTAATTTGTGAGTATCAGATGGATAACTAAAGTTTGGGCTGACTCGCCATACGACGGGACTCGCCTACTTATCCATCTAGCGCTCGCAGATATATCTCATGATGATGGTCGCTTTTTTGCATCTCAATCAAATCTATCAACTAAAGGTCGATGCTCAGTTGAGTATGTCCGAAAAGTTATCAACGAGATGATTGCCGACGGACACTTGAAGATTATTACTAAAGGTAACTCCCGAGGTAACGCAACCGTTTACCAGTTGATATGGAAGAAACTACCCAACTCTGTTGGGGAGGAACAAAGTTTAGGAGATATAGAACTCCCCAACTCAGATACCCCCAACTCCCCAACTTTAGAGGTTCAACTCCCCAACGCCACTCCGTACCATCCGTCCTATACATCCGTCCTATCTACAACGAAGAGTGACGAAACTGCTATCGCAGTTATCGCACTCTCTGAAGCAGTTGCTAGGAAATGGTGGGAGAAGCAAAGAGTTAAACCTTTAGGCAAAAGTGCATGGCACTCTTTGTTAGCAATCTGCCAAGCGGCAGATAAACGAGGCTATACAGCCGAACAGATTGAACAAGCCCTTGATTACATAGGGACAGTTCCTTCGATGAGACAAATGGATTTAGTTCTAAGAGGAGTAGGAGTAAAAACAAAACATGAACAATCGGCAATTAGAGCAATCGACTTGGCAGAAAAGTTCCGCAATGAGTCTGTCTGACCTAGCAATCCTTTTAGGATTTATCGGTATCTATGACTTGCGTATTCAAGTTGATGAGTTAAAGGTTCGAGCATGGGCTGAGTCTTTGGATTCCGATGTGCCTTTAGATGAGGCAAAGAAAATTGTTTCTTGGCACTACTCAAACTCCGACATGGCAATAACTCCTTCTCACATAAACAAAGAATGGCGTCGTAGAATTATCGACGAAAGAGAGCGAGAGCGTGGTCGCCAAATGTCTTTGGAGTGGGAGAAAAGAGAAAAGGAAAAAGCCTCTCCCGAAGTTGTAGCAAAAATTAAAAAAGAATTATTAGATAAATTGAACAGAGGTCAAGATGCTCCGTTGGAAAATGATAATGGAACGGTGGCACCTAACCTATGAAGATATTGCAGTTTGCAGGTTGGTACAACAGATGGCGGTTCAAACGGCGTCAGAGGTATGCCCTGCTTGCTTGGACGCCATCGCAGACGAGAGACTCCAATGGCAAAACCTAAACCTAACCGAGTCTCTGAAGAAACTCGATGGGCAGTCTTAGCCCGTGCTTTCTATAAGTGCGAAAGATGTAATCGAGACTTCCTAGGTTATCCAATGTCAGTTCATCATCGACGACCTCGAATGATGGGTGGCTCAAAGAATGAGATGCTTCATGAGTCAGCGAATCTTATTGTTCTTTGCGGTACAGGAACTAGCGGATGCCATGGATGGGTTGAGTCAAATAGAGATAAAGCCCGAGAACTTGGGTACCTAATTCAAAAGGTTGAGTCGGCTGAAACAATTCCATTTCAAGACGAAACTGGTTCTTGGTGGCAGTTAGACAACTATGCCCAAAAAACCCAACTGGACATGATTAGGACTACCCCTCATGCTTAAGCCATGGAATGTTTATGTCAGATTGATGAAGGCGAACAAACAATTTATCGTCTTGAGTTCAATCAGCGACCATGGACAACAAATGCTGAACGGGCTGGCAATCGATGGGAACGAGCGAAACTTACAAAAGAGTGGCGAGCGGGTTTTCAACTCTTGGCTAAATATGAGAAGATACCTCCTATGTCGTGGATTACCGTCACGGTTGAACCACATCAGAAGGGTGGTCGCTTACAAGATGTAGGGGCGTGTAATCCCTCAGTCAAAGCGGCGATTGACGGACTTGTAGATGCAGGAGTTCTTCCTGATGATTCTTCAAAGTTTGTTAAGTCGTTAGTTTTTCTGCCACCTAAGAACGATAAAAATTCGTTAGTTATTTACATACGAGGAGTAAAGAAAGAGAGGACATATTGAACTGGAATTTAATATGGACAGTAGTTGGACTAGCAGTTGCTAGTTTTTTTATACTGCCAATTTATATTGCAATGGCGATTGCATACCGAAAGTCAATGATAAAAATTGAATTAGAGTGCCTTGCAACAGCAAACCATATTCAAAAGAAAGTTAAGTTTGATGATGCTGTCGAACGCTTGTTTGAAGAAGGAGAAATGATATGAGCACAGTTATGGAAGCAACAGAGTTAGACGGCAAGGGACTTGATGAAGTCAAACTTCTTACCGATGCAATCCGTACCCACCAAGTACAGATTCAAGATTTAGGCAAACGCCGTAAACAGTTGATTCTTCGACTTCGTAAACAGCGCATCACCTACCGTGAAATTGCCGAAGCCATGGGAGTATCTGAGCAGTTGATTTACAAAATCATTCGCAATGATATTTCTCGTACACCTGAGTATGATGCTCAAGGTAACCTAGTTCGTAGACGAGGGCGTCCAGCGAAACCCGTTGCCTAATGAAGTTCATAGAGTTATTCGCAGGAGTTGGTGCGTTCAGACTCGGACTTGAAAGAACTGGTCATGAGTGTGTTTGGGCTAACGAATGGTTAGAGAGACCTAGGAGTATTTATGCACGAAACTTCGGAGAACAACCTGACGGACGAGATATTAGAGATGTTTCCGCTGGAGACATTCCTGATGCCGACCTCCTCGTTGGAGGATTCCCTTGTGCGACTTTTTCAGTTGCAGGAAAAAGAACTGGATTCTCCTTGGATGACACCCGAGGGACACTCGCTTTTGAAATGTTTAGACTCGCTCACGAAAAATCCATACCGTATCTTCTCTTTGAGAATGTCAAAGGACTCCTCAACCACGACGGAGGAAGAACCTTCGAAATTATCCTTGAAGTCTTGGATGGCATGGGGTATGACTGTCAATGGGAATTGCTTGACAGCCAAAATTTCGGCGTCCCACAGCACAGAGAGCGGATATTCCTTATCGGACATCTTAGAGGAAAACCCCGACCAAAAGTATTTCCTATCGGAGCAACAGGTAGAAGCAATGATGAAACGAACACGGAAAAACGAGAAGGAAGGCAGGGGCTTTTCTCCGACATTTCTCCGACCCTCGACGCTCACTACTACAAAGGAGGAAACTCTCGACAATATGTAGTTGAGCAGTTTATCCGTAGAGATAATTCTTTTAGAACTTTTGAAAATGTAGCACCAACACTACTAGCGCACATGGGAACTGGAGGCAACAATGTTCCATTCGTTCGCCCAGTTCTTGATGTAGCAAGAGTAAACAAGTCACCAAACGGGAGACTCATCAAAGATGATGGAGACCCGATGTACACGATAACAGCGCAAGACCGTCATGGAGTTCAAATCGGGAATGAAGATGGCTTTGCGATTAGAAAATTAACTCCCTTGGAGTGCGAGCGCCTACAAGGATTACCCGATGGATGGACGGAGTTTTACGATGACGGACGACGAGTTTCAGATTCCGAAAGATACGAGCGGTGCGGACGGACAATCACAATTCCTGTTGTGGAAGCGATTGGTAGAAGGCTTCATGAGTTCTACTGAACCATTCTCATTCGACACCATCGATAACTTTGATGACCACATCGCTCAGTCAATTCCAAACTATCACACACTAACCGAGGCAATCTGTGACTTGAGTACATACTTCATGACCGAAGATACGCAGGTGATTGACCTTGGCTGTTCAACTGGCAAACTACTTGAAAGACTTCCTCACCGTGGAAAGAAAGTCGGAATCGATATAGCAGATAATCTTTTGCCTGAGTCGCATGCTGAAACTTTATATCTACGCAAAGACCTCAGAGCCTTTAATGGTTTCGGTAAGTCAAGTTTAATTCTCTCAGTCTTTACTCTTCAGTTCATTCCGTACGAGGACAGACCAAACATCTTGAGCGGAATCTATGAATCTCTAGTTGAGGGTGGGGCTTTTATATGGGCAGAGAAGGTACGAGAAGAATCGGGTGAACTTGAGCAGGTAATCAACGGCGCTCACTATGACTTCAAGCGTAAAGCCTTTAGCCCC